TTAAGTTCCTCAAGGGTTGGATTAACCGCACATTGAAAGGTCTAGCATGAGCTTGCTGGCTGTTGGATCAATTATTGATGCCGTGGGCAAGGTTGCTGGCGACCTGATTACCACTGACAAAGAACGCATGGAAATGGAGATTGAGCAGCGTAAGCTTGATCTTGAAGAAAAGAAAATCGACCAAGCCACAGACCTAGCGCAGATTGAAGTCAACAAGATTGAAGCTGCGTCGTCTAGCGTGTTTGTTTCTGGCTGGAGACCTGCGATTGGCTGGATTGGTGTGGCTGCTATGGCCTATCAATTTCTGCTGTATCCGCTGTTCCAATGGGGGTGGAAATGGGCGCAGGCAACAGGCTGGGTTCCAGCGGGTTTAGAGCCTCCTCCAGTACTAGACGCAGACCAGCTCTGGGTGATATTATCAGGTATCTTGGGCATTGCCGGTATGCGTTCTTTTGAGAAGAGCAAAGGCGTTGCCAGCAAATAAAGGTCGCCAATGCCGTTAAAAAAGATTCTGTTCCGACCCGGCGTTAACCGGGAAAACACACGGTACGCATCCGAGGCTTTGGGGTCTGTCAACTCTGGCACAAACGTAGCGGGTGGCTGGTACGAGTCTGAGAAAGTGCGTTTCCGTTCTGGAACTCCAGAGAAAATTGGTGGTTGGCAGCGTATTTCTGCGTCTACATTCTTAGGCGTATGCCGTTCTTTGTGGAACTGGGTCACGCTTGAGAACTACAACCTTTTGGGTGTAGGCACTAACTTAAAGTTTTACATTGAAAAGGGTGGTGTTTATAACGACATTACTCCAATTCGTGACACAGCTTCACTGGGTTCCAACCCATTTAGTGCTAACGGTACTACGACAGTCACGGTAACTGATGCAACTCACGGCTGTATTACTGGCGACTTTGTAACTTTTAGCGGTGCTACTGGAACCTATGCTTCCACGTTAAATGCTGAGTTCCAAGTTACGGTACTTACGGGTAATACGTACACAATCACCACGCCTACCGCATTAACTGCTGGTTCTTATGGCGGTTCAGGAGTATCTGCGGCTTATCAGATTAACGTAGGTTCGGCCACTGAAGTGCCGCTCACAGGCTGGGGTGCTGGTACATGGGGCACTGGCCCTTGGAGTATTGGTATTCCGTCAACGACAGAAACAAACATTCGTTTGTGGAGTCAGAGTAACTTTGGCGAAGATTTATTGTTTGCCCCACGAAGCGGTGCTATTTACTACTGGGACGCCACCACTGGAGTTGAAACCCGTGCAGTAGCTCTGACGTCTTTGGCTGGGGGTACTGATGTGCCAGTCATCCAGAACTTTATTTTTGTGTCAGACATTAGCCGCTTTGTGTTTGCGTTTGGATGCAATGACTATAGCTCTAGCATTCAAGATTCAATGCTTATTCGGTGGTCTGACCAAGAGTCTTTGATAGATTGGACTCCAGCCGCAACAACTCAAGCTGGCAGTATTAAATTTTCGCACGGCTCTGAGTTGGTAACGTGCTTGCAAACTCGTCAAGAGATTGTTGTCTGGTCTTACTCTGCACTTTATTCTTTACAGTATGTAGGGCCGCCAGCTGTCTGGCAGTCTCAACTGTTGGGCGACAACATCTCTATTGCATCTCCCAACGCAGCTGCTACGGCTTCCGGTGTGGTGTACTGGATGGGCGTGGACAAGTTCTACAAATACGACGGTCGCGTCCAGACTTTGCGCTGTGACCTTCGCCAGCATATCTTTAGTAACATTAACGTATTGCAGGCAGGGCAGATTTTCTCAGGAACTAACGAAGGCTTCAATGAAGTCTGGTGGTTCTACTGCTCTGCAAACAGTACAGCAATTGATAGTTATGCTGTTTACAACTACTCAGAAGACATCTGGTACTACGGCACAATGGCCAGAACAGCTTGGCTGGACTCAGGTCTGAGAGACTACCCACTGGCTGCAACATACACATACAACTTGGTCAACCACGAGCAAGGCAATGATGACAACGAGACTGGTACGCCAGCCGCTATTGCCGCCTCTATTGGTTCTTCTGAGTTTGACATTGACGATGGTCACAACTTTGGTTTTGTCTGGCGTGTTATCCCTGACTTAACATTTAGAAACTCAAGCGGCGACTTGACACCTCAGTGCACCATGACGCTGATCCCATATCAGAACTCAGGCTCTGGCCCAAATGATCCAGAATCTATAGCTGGCAGTAGCAGTGCTTCTATTCAGCGGATTGCATCTGCGCCGGTTGAAGAGTTCACTGGTCAGATATACATCCGTGTGCGTGGTCGTCAGATGATCTTTAAGGTTGACTCAAACAGACTTGGCACAGCATGGCAGTTGGGAGCACCTCGTATTGACATCAAGCCAGATGGTAGACGAGGCAATACATGAGCTTCATTGTCACCACTGAGTTTGATTTAAGTCAGGTAGCTGCACCTAACCTACCGCTTGCTCAAAAAGAGTTTAGCCCTCAATACCAAGAGCAGCTTAACAACGTTTTGCGCTTGTACTTTAACCAGCTTGATAAGATTCTGGCGCAACTACGTACATCTGGCTCTATTGATCCCGGTTTGATTAACAATCCCAATGGTCTATTCTTTAGCACGGTAGACCAGACGTTAGCAGCAGTCAATACAGCTTATCCCATTACGTTTAACCAGACGTACCTAAACAACGAAGTGGCGCTGCAATCCGGCAGTACATCTAAGATTGAAGTAAGCGTTGGCGGTGTTTATAACTTCCAGTTGTCGGCGCAGCTAAAGAGTACCAACTCATCCGGCAAAGATGTGCAGATTTGGATCAAACGCAACAACATTACGATTGGGTATTCTTCCCGAATCTACACATTGGAAGGTGCAGATAACCACTTCGCTATTGCGTGGAGCTTTGATATTGATTTGGCTGTTGGTGAGTACATTGAAATGCAATGGGGCGCAGATGACACCAATGCCGTGCTTGAAACAACAACAGCCGTTGCCCCATACCCAGCCGCAGCGTCAGTCGTGATGGCAGTAAACTATGTAGCGCGATTGCCCGATCCGCGCCCAACGCCCCCGCCTTAAGGTTCATAAATGGCATTAGACCAATTCACCGCAGAATCACTTGCTCAAGCATACGAGCGGGGTGACTTCGACCAAGTAAATAGCATTCTTGGTGGTGGTGGTATTAGTGCACAAGACGTTCAAAGCTATTGGGGATTTGACACTTCTGGCATGGCAGATTTAGAGGCTGCCGGCGTTAAGTTTGCACCTGTATTGGCACCTGTAACAAGTGGAAAAAATGTAGTCTTAGAAGATGTAGATACATTTACACCTGAACCTACTTACACATGGAACGGTACTGGTGGAGTTGGTGGCCTTAATCTTCCAACAACTACAGTAACAGATGGCGGTATATCAACTTTAGTTACACCAGTCTCAACTGTAACATCACCTGTAGTTACCGCTGCTTCTCCTGTTGTAACTGCTACTTCACCAGTTGTTACACAAACATCTCCAGTCGTTACAGTTACTAGCCCAGTAGTTACTGCTTCGCCAATAGTTACTGTTACCTCTCCCGTTGTAACTGTTGCTTCTCCAGTTGTTACAGTTGCTAGTCCGGTAGTTAGTGCATCACCTATTGTTACGGCTACATCACCCACAGTAGTTGCAACTTCTCCTACTGTAGAAGCTGCAACTGAAACTATCAGCAGATCCGTTATTGACCAGATTAATGCTGCATGGGGCAAAGGCGACTATGCGGCAACACGAGACATCCTTGCGGCAGCAGGTTTAACTCCTGAACAAATCAAAGACTATTACAAATTAGATGACGCAACGATGGACTTTGTAATGAGTAGGGGTGTATTTGCCCCTAAAGTTACACCCGTTGTTACGCCTGTAGTTACACCAACTCCTGTTGTTACTCCGGTAATATCAACAAGTCCTACCGTCAAAGTTTCAACTACGCCAGTTGTTTCAACTAGCGTATCACCAGCGGCATCTTTAACACCAACTACTACTATCTATGGCAGACAGGAAGTTGATGCTTTAGACATTCCCGGATATGGCGTAGTAGCCAATGCACAGCTTTCAGGCTGGGAGCCTTGGCGTTTGCAGATGTACGGGATTACTAAGAATGCTGACGGAACGTTTGCTTATGGCGGTGGCCCAGCTTGGACTACGGCTACTGGTACAGATAAAACATTGTTTGACCAGATTAACAACATCTCTAATCTTGAAGGAATGTCCAGTGCCTACACAGGTGGAGCATTGGAAAAAAGTGAAGGTGGACTTGGCTCTAAAGAAGCTGTTCTTTGGGACTTCACTAGAAAACTGACAGCC